ATGAAGTAAACTGTTCTGCTGGTTGATTTCCAATATAGGGCATCTTACGTTATCTCCATTATAGACAGTGTGCCTGATAGTTTATCTGCAACTGAGCAATCAATTTTAATTGCATCTGTTGTTTCTAAAATAACCTTACCACCAGATAAAATCTCAAGTGAAGATCCTGCAGGAATAGTTACATCTTTCACTAAGAATGATGTAGTATTTGTAGCTGCTCTACCACCACCAGATGTATTACTTTCTAGCTCTACTTCTGCAGTAACTGCAGTAGTATTTATATTAGCTAATACTAAACCAATCACAACTGTAGTTGTGCTTGAAGGTGTTGTATACACTGTGTATGGCGTGCCAGCTGAGTTTGGTTCTGCTGCAAAGGTTACTACCTTAAAAGTATTTGCCATTTATTTCCTCCTATTTACTTTATAATATTATATCGTTGTTTAAAAAAAAGTCAATGATTATTATCCAAGAGCTATAGCCAAAGCTGTCGGATCATCTGTACTAAATCCTGCACTAGTTAGATATGTTTTAACATCTGATAGTGCTACCTGTTTCATAGTACCATTATCATTTGTGACAACTCTATCAGCATCTACTAAAGTTGTAGAAGTTGCTGATGTATCACCATCAATTATATTTATTTCAGCAGCCGTTGATGTTACACCATCTAGGATATTTAACTCTGCCGTTGTTGATGTTACTCCATCTAATATGTTTAATTCTGATGCTGTAGATGTCACACCATCTAATATATTTAATTCATCTGTTGTAACTGTCGCACCATCTAATATCTCTAGTTCTGCCTCTGATATACCTGCAGATCCAATAGTTACTGTTCCTGCAAAAGTTACATTAGCACCACTAAACGTCATGGCTGTAGTAGGTGTAGAACCTGATTTAATTACTAGCTCTCCACTTGAATTTGTTAGACTACCAAAAGTAGTACCATCATCTTTGAGAGTGACATCTGCTCCACCTGCATCTAAAACTATATCTGTAGTTGCATCTAGTGTAATACTAGATCCTGAGTCTATCTCTTCGATAACTGGTGTGGTTAAAGTTTTATTAGTTAATGTAGCGGTTGAAGTCGCTGATACTAATCTAGCATCACCACCTGTGCTTGGAAGAGTTAAAACATTATTTGCAGATTCTGAATGTGGTGCAGCGATAATTGTTTGTCCATGTGAATTAGCCTCACAATTTAGTACAATTTTACCTTGGTTAGTATTACCTTTTATAACAACTTTACCAGTACCATTTGGTGCTAATTCTATATCTGCGTTTGATGTGGTAACAATATCATTTCCGTTAACATCAAGATTACCACCTAATTGTGGTGTAGTGTCTTCTACTACATTTGATATTGCACCTGATGTGGCAAGTCCTGACACAATAGCTGATCTTGCAATCTTTTTAAGTCCACCACCTGAAGTATCTACTGCTAAGAATACATCATCATTAGCAACTGTTGATATCTCTGATAATGAACCTACTGATACTGAATTAAAATTAGTGCCATCTGCAATCAATAAATTACCTGCAGTGTTAGTACCCATGATAATATCATCACCAGTTACAGTAAGATCTCCACC